ATATCAAACCGAAAGGTGGAGGTCTACCCTTCCGCTTTGTGCTCAGAAGACCGCAGCGCAGACTGCTCAGGTGGCTGGAGGAGCGAAGAAAGAAGAATCGCCCTATCCGTCTCATCCTGCTGAAAGCCCGACAATGGGGAGGTTCTACGGTTATCCAGATGTACTTCCTATGGCTGCAACTCATGTGGCAGAAGGGTCTCAACTCGCTCATCGTGGCTCAGGTCAAGGACACAGCAGAGACCATCCGAGGAATGTTCGAGGAAGCTCTGAAAAACTTTCCTACCAAGTTCCTCTACGAAATGGGAGAAGCATTCTCTGAGAACGAACCGAAATTTGTTGGAGTAGGAACATCAGGTAATGTAAAGAAGGTTCCTCAGCGTTTCTGCAAGATTAAGGTGGGTTCCATGGAACGACCGCTATCAGCAAATGGTGAAGATTACAACTTAGTTCATCTTTCTGAGGTTGGTTTGTGGAAAAAGACGGATGGTAAATCTCCTGAGGAGGTAGTACAGAATGCTACCAATGGTATCTTGTATCGACCATACACGATGATTGCCTACGAATCCACCGCCAATGGTACTGGCAACTTCTTCCATAAGGAGTGGCTTGCAGCAGTCAAGGGAAAATCTCAGTTTGAGCCGTTCTTCGTTCCTTGGTACGAGATATACGATATGTATCATCTTGAATTTGAAAGCAAGAAACAGAAGGTGGTGTTTGCCAAATGGCTATATGAGAACCGCAATAATACCAATACGATGTCCGACCGAGAGGAGCCATGTACCTATTTTTGGAAGTTATGGTCACTGGGTGCTCCACTCGAAGCCATCAACTGGTATATTGCCGAGCGCAAGAAATTCACCGACCATGCAGATATGGCAGCTGGCTATCCTACCGATGATATTGAAGCCTTCAAGCACTCAGGAGCCAAGGTGTTCGCTGAGGATAAGGTTGACAAGTTCAGGAAAGGATGCCGAGCACCTAAGTTCATCGGTGATGTTTATGGTGACGGATATAAGGGCAAGAAGTGTATGCTGAATATCCGATTCTGTGAAGACAAGCAGGGTCAGTTGTGGATATGGAGCAAGCCTGAGACCTTTGATGATTGCAAGGTGATAAACCGCTATCTGGTCGTAGTGGATATTGGTGGACGTAGTAAGAATGCCGACTGGTCTGTTATCTGTGTCTTCGACCGCTATTGGATGATGGAAGGTGGCAAGCCGTATGTGGTAGCCCAATGGTATGGACATATTGATATGGACTTGCTGGCATGGAAGGCTGCTCAGATAGCCAAATACTACAACGATGCTCTGCTGGTGATTGAATCCAACACCTTGGAAACAAAAGATAAGGAGCATATCTTGGAAGGTGGTGACCAGTCTGAGTTCATCCTGAATCAAATCAAGGACGTATACGACAACCTCTATGCACGCAAGCAGAGTGAATCAGACATCAAGAATAAGGTTCCAGTGAAGTACGGATTCCATACCAATGTAGCAACCAAGCCGATGGTTATCTCAGTATTGGTTCAGACTATTCGTGAACAACTCTATGTAGAGCGAGACGATAGATGCTTAGACGAATATCTCACCTACGAGAAGAACGGAACGGTATATGAAGCAGCAGACGGAAAGCACGATGATTTGCTCATGACAAGAGCCATCGGACTCCACATCTGTTTCAATGAAATGGAAATGCCTAAGATGATTTCCAATAAGACAAGAGTAATGAGAAGAAAGGTTTCTGTTTCGGCAGCAACCATCATATAGTTTCAAACAATAATAATTACGATTATGAAAGTAACAAACATTTTCAAGCGCATCAAGTGCGAAATCATGTATCGCCAAGCTACGGCTAAGGCAGACCTCGCAGCAAAGAAGAACCACGGTGACATCTTCTATGTCCTTCCTACGCAGAAGGGCAACTTGATGATTATGAATCGCTCCTATTTTGAGGCGTTCAAGAAGACAAAGCTGGTAGATAAAGACATGAAGGTTAGAGACCTCTTCAAGGATTGCGTATATCATACCAACTGCAAGAGTAAGAAGGGAAAACTCAGCCGAAAGCGAAAATTCCTACGCTGGAAAGGCTTAATCTAAAGTTTTTCTATTCAAGTGTTAACGGATAAAGGATAGGTAGAGAAAATTCTACCTATCTTTGCCTATTATTAATAATGATTGTATCAAATATGATTTATAAAATAGTACAAGGAAATAGTTTCAAACTACACATCTTGGTGCGGAAGATGGACGTATCGAAAGAGTTCCAGCGACTCGTTGACTTCGATATGAATCTTGCTACCGACATCAGGGTTGAGTTGTCGGGCTATTTCTGCAATACAATTTCTGTTCCAGTACAAGTAGCAGGAATCCAAGGCAACGTACTGATATGCGACATTCCTTCCACCCTTGATTACGGAAACTATAACGTCAGGGTATCATGGAAGTATGAGGGCAGCGAAATGGTCAGCATCGAGCGCAACCTTCTGAGAATCGTAGAGCACAACTCTATGAGCAATGTTCCTATAGGTATCACGGAAGGTGAACATACTGGCTTGTTCAATCTTCGCTACTACATCGTGACCGATAATCAGTCTACTTGCCCTATATCATTCATCGTTGATAACGCTAAGTTCAGCTATACCATCAATGATGAAACCCAAATGGTGGAGAGTCAGGAGAATTTCGTAATTAACGGAACTATCAGCAACGGAAAGAAACTGGAAGCAGAGTTCATGCCTATAGAAGGTTTCAGCATCGGTCAGGTGAAGGTAATCATGAATGGCAAAGATGTTACTGCTGAGTATTACAACAACAACACCCACAAGGTGTTCATTCCAGCCGTATCAGGCTATGTTACCATCACGGCAAGTGGAACCGTCAAGGCAAGCTACTATGGAGCTTCGTCAGCCAAGAATATGAGTGAGTTGAACATGGAAGACCTTACGCTTATGGAAGGCTCTCTTGTCGGTCAGACTCTTACCATTGAAACCACGGAAGAGAAACCATACATTTGGTTTGCAAGCCGTCAGCCACTCATTTTTATCCAATGTGGTTTCGAGACTTCAATGAACACCACTAAGCTAGGTGACCTCTACTATTATTGGTCTGACGAACTGGTAGCTGGTGACGATAACGAATATCAAATTAAACTAAAAGAATAATATGGCAGAAAAGAAAAAATACAACAGCATCCTCATCAGTGGGCGCAAAGACCAGACTCTGACATATTCAAAGTACGTCAAGGACGAAGAATCGGGAGAATCCGTCAAGGAATCACTCGATAAGAAGGTCAATGTCACTGATGAGTTAACAACTCAGCAAATCAAGGATGGTGCTATCACCAACGAAAAGATGGCTGCTGGCTCTGTTAACACAGAACAAGTTATAGATGAAAGTATTGTCAACTCTAAACTTGCCAATGATTCTGTATCTACAGAGAAGATTGAAAATGGTTCTGTCACTAATAGTAAGATGTCGAAAGACTCTGTAGATACAGAACAAGTTGTTAATGAGAGTATTGTTAATTCTAAATTATCAAAGGATGCTGTTTCTACAGAAAAATTACAAGATGGGTCTGTAACAAATGAAAAGATGGCTAAGGATTCTCTTACTAAAGACAAACTTGACCCAGAGTTAAGAAAAACATTGGATGCAGCAGTAGGTCTTCCTGATGATTTAGTCACCATGATTCAGAATGTTGACGAGAGCCTAGCCAAGCTGAATGATACGGTATATCCTATTACTTTAGGTTTTACAATCAATCCTAATGTAGGTACAATGCAGACAGAAGTGAAGTATTCTGTAAGCAGCGAGGGTAAGGCATTTATGCCTGATACGTTACAAATTTCCAAGCAAGCCAACGATGGGTTATTCAAGTTTTTGACAAACACACCTTCAACTGGTGGAACGTTGTCAGATGCAATCGAGGGTGCAAGAGAAATCTTCAAGTATGCAGTAACCAAGGAAGGCAGAACTGGCAAGAATACATCACAAACTCGCTATCTCGGCTACTTTGGAGGAAACCCAGCAGCCACCATGACCGCAGAAATCCTCAATACGCTCAACAAGGTATCATCCACAGGAGTATCATTCAATCCTAGTATCACAACCAAGGATAATGATTACATCTGGCTAGTAGTACCTAGTTATCTCTCAATCACCCGTGTAACCAGTG